CAAGTGCGCGCGCTTGCGGAGAATGGTCTGGTCGTCCCTGCTCTGCTGTCCTTCGGTTCGCCTGTCGATTGGTCGTTGGTTCAAGGACAACTTGACGCCCTTCTAACCGCGCGAAAAAATTAATTGGAAGACGAGCGAAGCGAGACCTTGCGTCCTTTATCTGAGGACATATATATTATTCCGGGCCGGCCTAAAAAAATTTTTTTGAAAAGTGATCGGTGGGCCACAACTTAGGAGGAAGACCCACCGACCGGAAACTGAATGCTTGAATAAACATAAAAAGCATAATACAGGAAGAAAAAATAAATGCAAATATATCTTGACTTATCTTATATATAAGTCCATAATTACTGTATTCATTAACAACATTCTTAAGGAGGAATAACATGAATATAGATAAAACATTTGGACTACAGATGAAAGACCCCGGAACGAAAGCATTCAGACTAGCATTTGAAAACTTTTGGAAAGTGTACCCACACTTAAAAGGAGAGTTAATAATGTACATGTACACAGCAGAAGGAACGGATTGGTTCAAGCATAAAACAACCAGAGAAGACTATAAAGTCAAAGAAAATTAAGGAGATCTGACGAAGAAAACCGGGCCATGTGTCCGGTTTTTTTGCGCGCGAATTTTCCATTGAATGTCGAGCCCAACAAGACCTTGAGGGTTTTTTGCGCGCGAAATCCAACATTAACGCCGAGCGAAGCGAGACCTTGGCAAGACCTTGCGCCCCTTCTCTGAAGACATATATATTATTCCGGCCTTGAATCTTGCGTCTTGTATCTGATAGATATATATATTTATACACAATAAAAAAGGGCCACTTATTAGGTGGCCCTGGTTGTTGGTTATTCGCCGAGTATCTCGCCGGTGGCTTCTCTGAACTTTCGCTCATCAAAGTTAGGGTTATCATTCTCAAGCATTCGACAAAGGCCCTGCATAAACTCGCCACGATCTAAAAAGTAGCGGGGTTGATTTCCGACATTCATTAATGTTGAACTGTCCTTAATGATCTCGGCTAATTTAATGTAATCTTTTCTGGTCATCTTTCCTCCTATATAATTATTAATGACTGGTCCAGTCTACAGGAATAGAAATGAATATACAAACTATCTTGCATTATCTTATAAGAAGGAGTAAAATTGTAGGTGTTCAATTAACAACATTCTTAAGGAGGAATAACAATGGACAAATTTATAACAATAACAGCAACAATGCTTTTCAGTATTGCTTGCGTTAGCACTTACGTATTCATTTACGTTATCCCAGTAGACAGCCGGATTGGAGACTTATTAATAGTCTTACTGTTTGGCTTCTGTATTGGAACCAGTTTTCACATGCTCTACCTAGATATACTGGATTCAATTCTGGACTACTTAGACGAAAGACGAACAGGCAAAACATTGAAGGAGTTAAGATGAACATGGTTAAAATGTTTGAAAACAATCTGATAGACGCGGGCCTAGCCACGGAGGATTCACTGGAACAACTCTGGATAGCCTGCCAACGCTCAATGACCCCGCAAGAGGATTACAACGCCACGGTCTTTGATCAGTGGGCCAAGGAGTTTGATCTGGATACCATAGAGAAGGAGTACAGAAAATGAGCGAAACATTTAAAACAGAAATGGTTGAACTAATCAATGCCGCTAGAAGAAAAAAAGAAGAAGGTGTGGAAACTTACAACATAACTATTAAATGCAACACCTATTTAGACAGGGAAGCGGTGTTAGATATGATAGATAATGGTCGGGTAAACGATGGAGAAAATTTACACGAAAAAGAAGTTATAAAATATGGGGATAAGTCTACTGTCTTTTTTAATGAAGACTATACGCAAGAGCACCCACGTTCTAATAATAGTCTTAGGTATTTATAAGATGATTATCATTAGAGAAGATGCGCCTTGGTTCGTTGACCTACAAGATGATTCCAAAGTTATTAATTACAATGGCAAAGATATGCCAATAGCCATTTGGAATTTCATCTGTACTAAACGTGATCTGAGTATGTGGACTAAACACAAGATGAAAGCCAACCGTTATTGGAAAGTTACTGACATTAAGAAGTACTTTGATATTAAAGGTTCGGGCCCAGTCTTAATGGATAACTTCATGGAACTGTTCGACCACGTAATGGAGGCCGGCAAAGATTAATCCTTGAGAACAATGACGATGGGCCGGCCATAGGAGGAGCCGGCCTTTTTGTGCGTGCTGCCTTTTGGCTCGCGCGAAAATTTCCCACCTTCAAACGAGGGCGAGGTACGAGTAACGAGTGAAGAAGGTCAAACATATAAGTATACGAAGTATTCATTAACTGTATTCTTTCCTCTCCTTCTCTCTCCTTCCCTTCTTCTCTGTTAATGCCGAGCGCAGCGAGACCTTGTATCTCTTCTCTGAAGACCCCCCTCCCCCCTTATAGGTATGTAATATATATACTGTATTAAAAGAAGAAAATAGACAGGGAGAGAGATATCAAAAACTTTGACAAAAACGTTCCAGCAATTCAATATGTAAATACTTAAAAACGATATGTCCCAAAAAATTTTAAAATTTTCAAAAAATCTGACATTGGAGCAAGCTTAATGTCTGAATCTTCTTTAGGCATCAACCTAGAGCAGTTAGCGGATAAGTACCCTGACGCCACCAAAGAACTGTTGGAGCTAACCGAAGCACTGAACGCCAAGACCCTGCAACGCGAAGGTCGTGAGGACTTTATTCGCTACATCAATCACATGTGGCCCGACTTTGTGCAAGGGGAGCACCATAAAATATTTGCAGAAAAACTTGAACGAGTAGCTCGCGGAGAGCTTAAACGCCTTATTGTTAACATGCCGCCTCGTCATACTAAGTCTGAATTTGCGTCAACGTTCTTCCCTTCGTGGGTCTTGGGCCGTAATCCTAAGTTAAAGGTCATGCAAATAACGCACACCGCCGAACTGGCCTTTCGTTTCGGTAGAAAGGTAAGGGACTTAATAGACTCCGAAGAGTATCAAAAAGTTTTTCCGGGCGTTCGACTGAAAGCCGATTCAAAATCCGCGGGTCGTTGGGAAACCAACGCCGGAGGAGAAGCGTTCTACTCAGGAATAGGCGGAGCGGTCACGGGTCGTGGTGCGGATTTATTGGTGCTGGATGATATTCACTCAGAGCAAGACGCACTCTCATTGACCGCCTTGGACAATGCGTGGGATTACTATTCTTCTGGACCACGACAAAGACTGCAACCGGGCGGCGCTATTGTTATTGTGATGACGCGATGGTCGACCAAGGACTTAACAGGAAGATTACTCAGCCGACAGGTAGAAGAACACGCAGACCAGTGGGAAGTCGTGGAGTTTCCTGCTATTTTCCCTGAAACACACACACCCCTGTGGCCCGAATATTGGAAGTTAGAAGAGTTAGAAGGAGTAAAAGCGTCCATTCCCGTTAGCAAATGGGAAGCCCAGTGGATGCAAAATCCGACGTCTGAAGAAGGTGCTATACTCAAGCGGGAATGGTGGAAAAAATGGGACAAGGAAGAAGTACCGCAAATGCAGTACGTTATCCAGTCGTATGACACGGCGTACACGAAAAAAGAAACATCTGACTTTTCAGCGATCACGACGTGGTGCGTATTTTACCCTGATGAAGGCTCGTCGCGACCATCTCTCCTCCTCCTCGACGTTAAGAAAGGACGATGGGACTTCCCAGAATTAAAACGCGAAGCCTTTAAACAGTATCAATATTGGGATCCTGACACCGTGATTGTGGAAGCAAAAGCCAGTGGTCTGCCGCTCACCGACGAACTACGACTTACAGGTATCCCTGTGGTTAACTATTCTCCTGGAAAAGGGCAAGACAAAATTGCTAGGGTAAATGCCGTTGCTCCGATGCTGGAATCGGGAATGGTGTACGTCCCTGACACAAGATGGGCGGACGAATTAGTAGAAGAATGTGCCGCGTTTCCTTTTGGGGATCACGACGATTTGGTGGACTCGACAACGCAAGCATTAATGCGTTATCGACAGGGTGGATTTATTGGTTTAGAATCTGACGATGATCTGCAAGAAAATTATCCGCGCAGGCTACGAGAATATTATTAGGAGCATAAGATGTCTAAAAAAGGCGAAGAGATAAAGGACCAAGGATTCGTTCCTTACGCAAAATTAAAAACGGAGAAAACTTCTAAAGGACCAACACCCGGCGCTGGCAAAGGCAAAAGTCGTGGAGGCGGAGCAGCCCTTAGAGGAACTAAATTTACTGGCGTCTATTAAACTTTAGATGGCAGAAAATAACAAACCAACCAACATAGAGAGGTTGTCGGATCTTATTGATCTGGAAGTCGAAGACGGTCAAGAGGTTCAGATTGAAGAACCAATGCCCACGGACAGCGATATCGCTGTAGAGATTGAAGAAGACGGCAGTGCCGAAGTCAATTATTTCCCAGACGAAGAGCCCACGCAAATGGAAGCTCCGTTTGATGCCAACTTATCTGAATACTTATCCGAGCAAGACTTAGGAATGATAGCCAGTGATTTAATTGGTGAATTTGAAGATGACCACGCCAGTCGTTCTGAATGGGAAGAAACCTACATTAAAGGATTGGATCTATTAGGATTCAAATACGAGGACAGAGATCGTCCATTCCCTGGTGCATCCGGTGTAACTCACCCACTATTAGCGGAATCCGTTACGCAATTCCAAGCACAAGCCTTTAAAGAGCTGTTACCCAGCAAAGGCCCAGTTAAAACCCGTGTTATGGGTGCTGAAACACCTGATACTGAGGCTCAAGCAAGAAGAGTAGAAGACTTCATGAATTACCAAATAACCACGGTAATGCAAGAATATACCCCTGAAATGGACCAATTATTGTTCTATTTGCCCCTTGCAGGCTCTGCGTTTAAGAAAGTTTATTTTGACCCCAGCAAGCAACGCGCTGTAAGCACCTTCGTTCCCACGGAGGATTTGGTAGTCCCATATACTGCCAGCGATCTTGAAACGTGCGAACGGATTACTCATGTTGTAAAGATGTCTTACAACGAAGTGCGTAGTCACCAGCTTGCTGGGTTTTATCGTGACATAGAATTAAAAGCCGGTGATCCAACGAACACGGACGTAGCCGACAAGGTCGATGACTTAGAAGGCATTCGACAAGGCAGCGTAGAAATGATCTACGAACTTCTGGAGTTCCACGTCGCTATGGACATACCGGGGTTTGAAGATCCCGAAGGTTATCACTTACCTTTTATAATTACAGTGGACAGAACGTCCAGCCAAGTTTTATCCATAAGAAGAAACTACAAAGAAGACGATCCGCTTAAAACCAAAGTCCAGTATTTTGTACACTA